ATTATGTGAATACTTATGGCGGAGAAAAGATAAGTGGATACTATTTGATTACAGATACTGAAGATGAAACTTATGGATGTGCAATATATCATAGTATCTGGAAAAATACTTATGGAGATCTAGTTGATATAACTCCATTTGAGGATGGTAGAGAATATAATATGTTTTCCGTTATGAATACTACAGAATATTACTCTGGGGTTGCATATGATGGAAAAAGATATAAATTATTAGAACCAGGACTTAACATAATCTAATGTTACCAAAGATACTTTCTCAGGATTCCAACTATGATGAATGGTGCGAACAGGAAATCCTGAACGCATATCAGGAAGCGGCAGAGTGCGATGAGTTTCTTTTTGGAGATTATGATTATTCCAAAGAATGGTTGGGTAAATGCAATGACGATGTGAAATGAGGGTCTTCGGACCCTCTTTTTTTATAAATAAAATTATAGAAAAATCATAAAAGAAAAGATGTCTAGACTTACAGGTAATGAAGTTGCAAATATGATGGAAGCATATAGTGCTGTCTATGCTCCTCAACAAGAAGAAGTTGTAGAAAATGTTGAGAAGATCGATGAAAAAATGGATGTATTTTCTACACCTGCTATGAAATCTGCACAACAACAATCTGCCACTCAACTTTTGACAGGTAAAAAACCACCAGCTAAACCAGATTATCTTAAACCAGCTGTAACTGCAGGAGCAGCAAAGTTCTTCACTAAACCAGGTGCTGAAACTGATAAATCTTGGGAAGTCGCTAGACAAAAAGCTGGTGTATCAAAACCTACACGTCCAGCAGGTTCAGGTAATCCTCCAGCAGGTTCAGGTAATCCTCCAGCAGGTTCAGGGAATCCACCAGCAGGCACTAAAACCGCTCCTGCTGCCTCTTCAGTCGTTCTTGCCAAGCAAGGTGGTGTAGAAGGTAAATTAGATAAGGCAACTGGTAAATTCACTGCAGGTGCCTTTACAGGTGCTGAGAAAGAGCGTTATGTTGCTCGTGGTGGTAGTGCTGCTCCTTCTGCACCAAAACCAGCGGCACCAGCACAACCAAAGATTAAACAAGATGTCGCTGATATTAAAGCAATGCAAACGGCTTCTCAGATGAGACAGGCAGGTGCAAATGTTACATCAGACCAATTAAAGACACCACCATCAACCGCTGTTAATACATCACAAGCGACCGCAGCAGCATCTAATCTTAAAGCACCAGACCCCGCCACAAAATTCTCACAGGGAACTGCTGCAACCCCTAAACCAGTAGAGAATAAACCAACAACAGGTTTTGATCTTGCTAAAAAGGGTGTAAATCTTCAATCCCAATCCTTTGATATATTTGATATCATCAAGGGTCATCTTCTTGATGAGGGTTATGCCGAAACTGAAAAAGCAGCTCTTGCTATTATGGCAAATATGGGTGAAGGGTGGAAAAAAGAAATTCTTGATGAGATTGCACCTGCATTACTTGCTGGAGGTGTGCTTGCTAGTGGTGCTTTAGCGGCTATGGCAGCAAAAAATAAAATTGACAGAAGCAATGCTGCCAGAGCAAATACTAATCCATTTGCAAATCAACAAACTAAACCACTTCCTAGCACTCCTTCACCATTTGCTAAACCAGCAAGTAAGGATGACAGTGGTAGATTAACAACCTATGGTGCTGGCGGCGGTGCTGCAGCAGAAAAAACAGGTCAAACTCGTGCCCAAGTTATGCAGCAAGGTGGTAAGAATCTTGAAAATAAAAACAAAATCAAACCAGTAAATCAAGGAACAGATTTCGGTCGTTGATATAATCATAACATAATTCTAAGCACCTCTTGACAGGGGTGCTTTTTTATTGCTAGAATCGCTTTGCTAGGGTTGAAGATAAATAATAGCTCATAAAGATTCTTAGTATGAGTTATGAAAACCCTTGGAGATTCAATGGGGAAATTTTTGAGTCTTCTGATATTCAAGATAATTTTGGTTTCGTTTATCATATTCACTGTAATAAAACTGGTCGTAGTTATATTGGTAGAAAGTATTTCTGGTCTTTCCGCACACCAAGAGGAAAATCTAGAAAAGTTAAGTCAGAGTCCGATTGGAAAAGATATTACGGCTCCTGTCCTGAACTCAAAGCCGATATTGACATTTGGGGAAAAGCATCCTGCGACAGAAGAATACTTAGCCTCCATAAAACAAAAGGACAGTGTAACTACGAAGAAACAAAACAGCTTTTCCTAAATAATGTGTTGATCGAGTCTCTTGACGATGGGAGTCCAGCGTATTACAATAGTAATATCCTAGGACGCTACATGCGAAAAGATTATGGAAATTTTGGAAAAGACTCTGAAACAATCACATGATTGGGCAGTTGATCGTATTCATACTCTCTGTGAAGAAAACTGTTTTGAAAATGCCCATGCGATTCAATCTGAGTTTAGTGAATGGTTGAATCCGAATATTCCAGAGCATGATATTTTCTCATTAGAGTTCATAGGAGAGGAAGATGACACTTGACCTTCACAACTTTTTTAAGTTTTACGACGAAAAAAATTCAAATCACGTAGCAGCAGTACAATGGTTAGAGGATAACCTGCCTGCTGAGTTTTTAGACGATGCAGAAACTGATTGGATTGGTATTTTTAGAACAAAACCACCAACTCCAGCAGTTCTTGAAGTTCCATATTTTAACCAAGTAGATAACTACAGAGATGCACATAGAACGTGTAACTCTTCATCGTGTGCAATGTGCCTTGCTTTCCTCAAGCCAGGAAGCATCAAAGGTGATGATGAGTATGTCAAAAAAGTATTTGCGATTGGTGACACGACTGACCATGCGGTACAGACAAAAGTTCTGGCAGGTTATGGAGTTAAGTCACACTTTAGCTATAATCTTTCTTTTGCTGACATTGATAAGAGTCTTGATGCTGGGAAACCTGTTGTTATTGGTATCCTGCACCGTGGTCCTTTATCTGCTCCTACTGGTGGGCACATGTGTGTAGTCATCGGTAAGACACCAGATGGTAAAGGATATTATGTCAATGATCCATATGGTTCTTGCAATGACAATTACACTGGTCCAGTAACAAATGGTAAGAAGACCATTTACACTAAGGCAATGCTGAAGCACCGCTGGTGTCCAGGAGGGAACGATGGCTGGGGAAGAATCTTCGATTAATTTCAAGAGGAAAATCTTACAAAAGATTAAAGACCTCACAAATCACGGCAGACACGTAGAAGCACAACAACTTTATTCAAAGTATTTCGAAGGAGACAACAATGGCAAGAGTTGATTTACACAATTTCTTTCAGTTTTATGATGAAAGAAATCCTAACCATGTCAAGGCAGTTCAGTGGTTAGAAGATAACCTACCAGTCAAGTATCTAGAAGATAACGTAGATTGGGCGGAGATTTTTAGAGGAAAAAAGACTAGTGCTGCACCAGCCCCTGCCGCTGCTGCAGCTCCTGTAACAGGTGGTGATGATGTCCCACAAATGGGCATTAAGTTAATCAAAGAGTTTGAAGGATGTCACCTAAAGGCATATCCTGACCCTCTTACAGGGGGACTTCCAATCACAATCGGTTGGGGTTCCACCCGCAAGAAAGATGGTTCAGCATTCAAACTTGGTGATACCCTTACACAGGCAGAAGCAGATGCACTTCTGATTGAACAGTGCAAGAAGGAGTTTCTTCCCGCATTACGCAAAATCCCATATTGGAGTGAAATGTCAGATGGAAAAAGAGGCGCTCTGCTCAGCTTTGCTTATAATCTCGGTGCTGGTTTCTACGGTGGCGATAACTTTAATACTATTACTAAACGCCTGAAGAATAAAGAGTGGGACTTAGTGCCCGATGCTTTATTCCTCTATCGCAATCCTGGTTCAAATGTAGAAGCAGGACTAGCACGTAGAAGAAAAGCAGAAGGCGAGGCTTGGAAAAAAGGATAACTAAATAGTTGCAATCATTACTGATTCTTGATCTTAACTGGTCTGAATCTACATAGCCCGAGTCCTCTGGACTTGGTGAATACTTTACTTTTAAACAAAACTTCGGTTTGTTTCGTTTAGTACACACTGAGTCACAGAGGATTTTTATGTCTTACGCCACAAAGGCGCTCGCTGCAGCGTCTGCTTTGTTGATGGGAAGTAGTGCAATCGCAGCACCATTGGTCCTAGAAGGAAACTACGTCAAGATTGGAGTTAATGATGCTGGAACCGTTGGTTCTGGTGGAGCAACTTCTCCTGGTATTCAGTATGATTCAACTGGAACCGCAACGTTTAATCCAGCATACGATTACCTGACTCCTGGAAATCCTTTTGAAGGATTTACTGTTAGAGGTAAAGA